GCCACGGACGCGCCGCCCGAACTTCCGAGCGTTCCGACAAGAAATTTGATCAAGACCGCGCCGCAGATTGCCGACCCGAGGCGATCGTTCGACGAATTCAGGTTGTTATTGAATGCGGGCTTCGTCAAAAGAACGGTTGAGGAAATACCGTAGCCGCCCATCTGATTGTCGTTGACGACGTAGGGCAAATCGGCGCCGAAAATGATGCCAGAGCGCGTGCCGCCGCCGGTGAACGGCGCAAACGAATTGTCGGCAATGACTCCAGACCCGCCGGTCAGCACAATCATGCCAAGCGTTTTCGAAACCGAACCGCTATAGGAAACCGGGCTGTCGGTCAGCAGCAAGTCCCCGGCCGTGACAGCGACCAGCGTGGTATCGGCTGCGGTGCCGAGCGTGGTTCCAGAAATAGACAAGACGCCGCCGTTCTGGACAACTGCGTTGTTATCGGCGGTTGTTGCGGCAGCATAAATAGAAGAGTTTGACAGCGAAAGATTGCCGGCAGCGAGCACGATGGCATGATGTCCGTTTCCTGCCGCCGGAGGAAATGAAAAGTCGGAGTTCACCACGAGCAAAGAACTGTCCGACTGGACGTTCAGGCCGCCGTTCGTATCCCAGTCGCCGTTGCTGATGCAGCCGAATGCGTTGCCGCTTCCGCTTGCGAAAAAATATGTGGCCGTGTCCTGCCCGCAGAGAAAAAGCGGGTCGTTCAAAATCAGATCGTCGCACCGCCCGCAGTAAAGTCCGTACGTTGTTCCGCTGTAGAACAGTGCGGCCTGATTGGCCGTGAGGCCGAACGGCCAGCAGTGCCATTTGCTACCGCGCATCGTGTCGCGCGAGCCGTCGATGGCGATGTTTTTATAAAGGCAGCTGGTTTCCAGTTCATCCCAGATCGCGCCACCGCAGTCTCCAACAAAGTCGATGCCAATATATCCGGCCGGAATGCGAATACGAAAGAATTTAACGCGCGCGGTGGCGTTGACGTAGAACGCAGGCGGAAAGACAATCAAATTCGCGAAGACGTAAGTATCATTCTGCGCGAAACTAAACCCGAAATCGGCAAACTCTGGCCCGGGAACGGAAACTACACCAGAGCCGGGCGATACCGAAATGTTGAGTATGCCGGTCGCGCTTAGATTAAACGTTGATGGAATGACCAAAATAGTGCGGTAGCGACCCGCACCAAAAATGCGCTGATTTGCCGTTGTGACGGACAGCGCGTTGGAAATCAGATATCGTCCGGTCGGTAAAAACAAGTTGTAGCCGGTTGCGATTGCGGCATTGATCGCGGCCGTATCGTCCGTTACGCCGTCGCCAACAGCGCCGAACCATTTGGCGTTGACCGTCGCGCCGTCGAAGCTCCGGTGCCACCGGCGTGCGCTGCCGTCAACGATGATGGTGCCGTCGTCGTCCGCGCTGGTGGTGTCAGCGGCGTCGGGCAGGAAAATGCCCCCGCCGATATCGGCCGGAGCGCGAAAGCCGAGCACGGGAAGCGGGCCGGAAGCCAGCGTCGACGCTGTCGAGGCGCGAAGGGAAGAAATCGTTGGGACGGAAAGCGGACCGGTCAAGGTCCATTGATTTGCATTCCACGCGCCGGCCGCGACCCCGGTGTTGGCCTGGTAGATCGCTCCGCCGTAGATGACGGTCGCACCGACCGCATAGCTCGCTCCGGCGTTGAACTGCTGCGCAGCGGTCGCGAATGCGCCGTTCAAATCTGCTGCGGCAAGATTGTTGCCGTTCGTCAGAAACTGACCTGTCGAAGGGGACCACGCGGAAAAACCTGACACCGGGTCAGAGCCTCCATTTGTAGCGGATCAGGCCCGCCGCGCCGGCGCCGCCCGGGCCATAACCATCGTAAGAACCACCCCCGCCGGAGCCGTAGCCGGTCCCGGCAATGCCATAGGACGCATAGGTTGAGGCTCGGCCGCCGCCGCCGAACGGCGAATTTCCGCCGATGCCGCTGCCGGCGGTGGTGATCTGGCCGCCATCGTTGCCGTACGCGCCAGGGATCTGGATGTCACCGCCTGTGCCGCCCGTTCCGCCGACGCCGCCGGCGCCGGGAGCACCCGAAAAGTCGCCCCCGTTTCCTCCCGTGCCGCCAGGGGCGGACGCAATGCTGCCGAGGGTGGTTGTCCCGCCGCTGCCTCCCGATGCGGTGTGTGTGCCACCTGGGGTGCCTCCGGAGCCGATGACGCACGCAATAACCTGCCCCGGCGTCACCGCGCTCGTGCCGGCCACGAACTGCCCCGCGCCGCCCCCACCGCCGCCGCCGCCCGAGCCGATGCTGGCGGCGCCGCCGCCGCCGCCGCCGCCGACTATCTCGAATTCGACGCTGTTGGCCCAGGCGGGCGCGGTGATATTGCCGGCCGCGCCGAGGTAGTTCCACTTGGTCGAGATGCCGCCGGTGACGGCTGTCAGCGCACCAAGAAGTTGTGCCCAGTTGGTCAGCGACGGCGTTTGACCCCCTGCGACCACGACCGCGCGCATCTCTTCCAGGACCATGTTCATGACATAGGCGTCAATCTGGGTCGGCGGCTGTCCGATCGTGGGATTGCCCATTGTCGCCTGCCCCGGCGTGCCAGTGGTCGGCGCGACGTCGCCCGACCCCACAGAGACCGTGTTGACGGCAATCATTCGTTCCATGATCGGACCTTACGCAAGCGTGTTTTTTGAGAGCATAAAGATTCCCAGAGGAGCGGCCGAACCGCTGCCCGTGTACGCGAACTGCAGAACCGTGTGCGCCGGCTTGATTTTGTTTAGAACGCACTCCAAAACTGATGACCCCCACGACGAGTAGTAGTCGCCGTAATAGGCGCCGTAGGTGGCATTGACGCGAACAAGCGCCGGCACGGTGACGCGCCATGTATAAGCCCACGCAGTCCCGGCATAGTCGCGACCATAATAGTCACCATACACCGCAGGCTTGAATGTCGTAATCGTGACGGTATAACCGAGCGCCGCAGCGACAGACCGCATATAGGCGGCAGACTGTCCGCCCAGCAGCGTCAAAGCCGCAACCACGCGCTGCTGCCGCTGCGCAATGCTCGGGTTCGGCGCCATACACGGATCAGGCAGACCGAGGGATTGCTCCCAAGTCGGCAGCAATTCAATTGACGTGGCCGGAAAGGCGTCAACCAACAACGCATTTGCGCGCGACTGCACGCGTGATGCCGTCAGCGCCAAGGCGTTGGCCACCTGAACTTGCAGCGCGTCTTGGTCGCGGGGCCACGCAAGGCCCCTCGGCATCAGATTGACGAACTCCTGACCGAAATCTGCGGCGGTTTGCGCAGCCGGTGGTGGGATGGAGGCACTCACGAGGCGAACGTAACCGTGCCGACGGTGGGCAGGTAGCCGACCGGGATCGTCACGGGCAGCAGCGGCGCCGTCACAGCATAATTGCCGATGCTTTGCACGGCCGCGATAGCCGCATTCCAGAGACTCGGATAGATCACCTGCCCGAGCGGCGTGCCGGACCGCACGAAAGCGCCCGCAAGCGATGCGGCGATCAGCGCCTGGTTGGCCGAAGTATTGGCCGCTCCGAGATCGGCGATTGCGAAGTTGATGGGCTGCGCGACCGGTGACATGGCCCACACCAAGGCCGGCACCGGCGCCAGCGGCTCAATGTAATTGGCAACCTCAAGCTGATCCCCGGTCGCCACCGTGGCGCGCGGAACACTGTTGTTGTCGAGCGGCGACACGCCATTCGATCCTTGCGGAAAACCGTTTTCAACGGATCGAACCACATCCATCATAAAATATACGCTGACGCTTCCTGCGCCCATCCCCAGCGGCAGCGCCCATGCCCGCGTCACGCCCGGCACGTCAGTGGCCCAGTCCTCGTAATCGGCCGCCGCGCCGCCCTGCGGTTTTTGGCGGTATCGAGCGAGGTAACGCGTCTGAAACGCGCTCATCGTCTCCTGATCGGTGCCGGCGACCAGCGACGTCACGACACTGCCGGCCGCGTTGATGCCCGGGATGGCGTTGGCGATGGAGATCGCTGTGCCAGGCTGGCTGTTGCCGGCAGACCCGGCTGCGGTCGCAATGCAGGGCACCGTCACAATGCCCGAGGCGACATTCCCGGCCGCAGTGGTTGTATAGGCGGCGCCGTCTGTCTGGCGCGTCAGCGCGGTCCCGCTCGGAAGCGGCGTGCCGTTTACCCCGCTGAACTGCGCGGTAAGTTGCGCCGCCGTTGCATCCTCGGGCGACAGGCCCACCAGCGCGCCCCAAGCCAGCGCATCGGCGCCCGTCGCGGTCGATGGAATGGCTTCGCGCGCAATCACATCAAGGTAGCCATACTCCTGGTTGGCTTGGCCGGCGGTGATCTTTGCAAGCGCGCCAAGGATGCTTTTGTCAGCAATGATCTGGCCGGTAAGAACATTACCCAGATAATCCGTCAGCGCGGCCGATTGCAAATCCTGCAACGCTTGGTTGATCAGCTGCGAGAGCGTGGCGCGCGCAAACAGCGTCATTGCGTCCAGGCCCATTGATACTGGTAGGTGGCTGGTTGGCCGCCGGGCTGCGTTACTACGGTGGTAATGCCGACGGTATCGGGGGCAATCATTGAGCAGGACACCGAAACGCTGGCGGCGATCCCGAAATCGACCAGCCATTGCAGCGCGGACTGACAAAACCCCTGAACCTGCGCAAGCAACGCCGCAGGACTGCCGATCTTGGAGCGGTCAAGTTGCCACAGGTTCGACCCGAGCGGGCCGACGCTTGCGAAATAGTCTCCCCACCAGCCGCGCGGATCGTCGTCGCTGCCTCCCGGCGGAACAAAATCCGGCGTAGCGCGCGCGTCGGTGAAATACGACAGCAGCACCATCGTCTCAATGTCAAACCCGGACCCAAGATCGTTGTTCGCAAGCAGCCATTCGCAGCGCTGCGCCGCCGGGTTCCATCGAAGGGCAATGTCCAACGATCACGTTCCCGCAGTTGGAATGGAAGTCTCGCCCGGCGCATCTCCGACCGGATGCGTGTGCTTGCTCAGCAGCACTTGCCCGGCGCCTGCGTTGGCAATGACTTCTCCCGAACAACTCAGCGTCGCTGCGTTCACGACCAAATTCCCGCCGGCCGCTGCGGTGATGATGATCTGTCCGCCGGTCAGGCGAATCGTGTTGCCGTTGGCGTCATAGACTACCGTGTCTCCCGTCAGATTTCCGACTGGCCGCTTCGCATTGTTCAGGCTTCCCAAGAGGACGCCGTTGGAGCGATCCCCGGCGACCGAAATTTGCAGCCCGCCCGTTCCGACCGGCGGATTGCTGGAAAAACCGAACAACTCCAGAAATGGCAGAGCGTCTCTCGTGCCGCCATAGCCGTCGGCGTATGTCACCTGCGCAGTCTTCACCGCACTCGCATCGTTCGGTGGCGTGCTGATCGTCACCACGGAGAATAAGTGGTTAAACCGCCGCCATATTTCGCGCGGGCTCACGGCGCGGGCGAGTCGCCGCCCGACGATGCACCCGGATGCGTGGCATTGTAGACCTGCCAGTCAAGCGTCTGCAACGGGGTTGGATCGGTGGTAAATGCCTCGCTCGGCATTAGCTCAAGCTCCGCCGTGGTGCCTGTGCGCTGGCTGCGCATGAACCGCACCGATGAGATCAGCCACGTCACTCCGGTAATCTTTAATGCAGCAAGGCTCAGCGGCGCGAGCCAGTTCGGCGTCCACAGCTTGCCCGCGCTGTCGCGCCATGTGTCGCACAGAATCTTTACGGCCTGCGACCGACCGCGGCGGCGGTTGCACTCCCATTGCGCGCGAATCTCGGCAACGTAGAGGCCGCTCGATGTGATCTGCTCGCTGATCACGAAATGCGGTCGGTACCGCGGCTTTCCGTCGATCCGGGTCAGCGACGAAATGCCTTCATCGGTGACAATGGCCCCCGCAAAATTGCCCGGGCCGATGTCTGCAAACGAATTGGCGGCAAAAATGACCGGTATGTAGTCGGAGAAGCGCTGATCGACACCGAATGTCACGTCGGCCGCCTGGACGTTCTGCCCGATTGCAAATCCGCTCGCGTGGGTGTTGGTGCCGACTTTGCCGAGCACGAGGCTGCCGTTGCTGTCCTCGTAGACCAAGAACCCCTCGTAGCGGGCAACGCGCTCAATCAGTTCGTACGGTGTCTCGCCAAGATTGATTGAGAACAGATACGGCTGCGTTCCGTCCCCGTCCGGCGCAAGCACTGTCACTCCAAACGGGCCCGTCAGCGCCCTGGCCAGTCCGACCAAAGATGAGCCGGTCTGCTGCATCCCCGCGATAACCGCGGAGCAATCGACGATATCCTCGCAGGCGCCTCGGCCCTGAATTTGGACGGTGTGGCCGCCTGCGGTAAGCCGCTGGCGGTAGCGGTCCACATACCCGCTGACGACCGTATCCGTGCCGATCAGGACTTTGCATGGCGTGCCGGGCGCGACGGTTACTGCCGAAGCCTGGCCGGGATAGCGCTCGGTCATCTCAATCGTGAAGCTGTTTGGGCAGGTCTCAATCCCCTGGCCGATCACGAGATCGGTCCACCCCGCAATGGCAGTGGTGCCCGCTAGCACAATTGACACGTCGTTGCTGGCCGGTTTTGTTGCGTCAGATGCACGAGCGTTGACGGTAATCGGCTGGCCGGGCGTGATGTTCAGCGACGGGACGGCGCCGCTCACGCGCTGAGCGCCACGAAGGGCGACGACACGAAGCCCGGGTTGACGGCGCCCGCCCCGTTCGCCAACTCGTCGGCCCGCGTCGGGTCCTGATACAACCGCCACGCCAGCACAAGCGACGGCAGCGGCGTGCCGAAATCGAACTGAACCAACGGTGGAAGGTTCGCACCGCGAGCGGACAAGTCCGCCGCCACGGCAGTGCTCAAATTGTGCAGTCCGGTATAGCTATGGTCGTCGTTCACGTTCGCGGCCGCGAGTGCCCCGTCGTTCAGCAGTCCGCACACCAAGGCTCGGGTCGTGACTGCATCGTTGTAGCTTGACGGCTGGTATGACGCGGTTGCCAGGCCGAGCGCCACCAGGGCCTGCGCACGACACATGTCCGCCGCGGCTTCTGCGGCGGCTACGATCAGCAATCCCAGAGCGTCCGTGTAGATCGGGATCGGCGGTTGGTAGACGGCGAGCGCGGCCAGCAGGCGTATCTGGTCGGCCGGGTCCGAGCATGCCGCCGCAACGGCGGACGCGGCCGACGCCGCGGCGGATGCGGTGTTTGCTGACACGCCAGCGGCGGCTGTTGATGTCGCTGCGGCAGCCTGGGTCTGGATGGCCGCTACGGCGCTGATTGTTGACGCCAAGACGCTTGCGGATGTCGTGCCGGTCGGCAGCGGCGTGGCGCGCGAGCCCTGGCTGTAGCGCCCGTAATTGCCCGGCAGGCCCGCAAGCGCGTTTGCGGCGAGGGAGGCGTCGCTTGCGAGGCTGACCGCGTAGCTGACCCAAGAGGCAACCACGCTGACCGTGGCGGCCACAACGGCGACGCCATAGGCGATGGCGCCGGCGACGCGCGCGGCATAACCCGCGGCAGTCGCGAGTGCCGCAAGAGCCGCGCTGGTCGCCGTGTTTGCCTGCGTTGAAATGACAGCCGTCGGAAAAACGACTTCGCTATTCTCGACGAACTCAAACTCAAGCTCGAACAGCCGCCCCGTTTCGGTGCGCTGAGTCGCCGAGAAATTGACCAGCGTCGCGGTGCGCGCGCCAAGAGCCGGATGCACCAGCGTGCCGGCTCCGCTTTGCTCGGATGCGGCGATGAAAGCGCGGTGTTGCAACAGCACGTCGTCGCCGAGGATAAAGCCGCGCAGCGTCGTGATCCGCGTGCCGCGACCGAGATCTTCAACCCACACGTCGTCACGGTAGGGATATTCGTGCAGCGCGGTCTTGCGGCCGCGGCGGACGGCGCTCTCGCGCACGCCGAAAGGCAAGCCGCGCCAGCTCGCGGTCTGCATTCCGTAGGACCAGACGCCAAGGCCGGGGGCGCCAATCGGATACCCGCCAAGTAGCGCCCCGGCAAGCGCGGCAACGCCGCCGATGGTGCCGGCGACGGCTTTGGCTGCGCCGGTGGCGGCTCCGATGCCTGCCAACGCGCCGCTCATCCGCCCACCCAGGCAGGCATCGCACGCTCGACCTTGGGCGGCGCGCTCCACAGGTCGCCGGAGGCATCCATCGTGGTCGTCGCGCCGTCGGGGAAGCCGTGCAGTCGGATCGTCATGTCGGCTTTGCCGGACGCAGCTGGAGCCGCCGGCGCGGCGACAAGGGGGCTGGAAACCGCTGCGCCATACTGTTGAGCGTAACCCGAGGCAGCCGCCGTGTCGTCCATAAACCGCCCCAGACGATCGCGAGGACGCTCAACGCCGTTCACTGCGGCCCTGACGGCATCCTCGATCCGAACTGCATCGCGGATGGCCGGGTATGCCGCGCCGGTCTGGGGATCAAGGCCACGGACCATCTCGGTGTACATGGCCTGTAGCTGCTGCAAATGCGTCGTTTTCGGGTCCGCAACGTCGATGCCGGTCGCGGCCTTGATCTGCGCCTGCCGATCCGGATGCCACTGGAAAGACCCGCGCGCGGCGCCGCCGTCGCCGATGCTTCCGGGATTGAACCCGCTTTCGGACCTCTCCGCGGCCATCATCGCCGCCGCGCCGGCCGGCGAGAACCCGTGCGATTTCCAGAAATTCCAGCTTTCGTCTCGGTTGGCTTTGGTTGTGGCGGAATCCTGGGGTGGGGTGGAACCGCCGTTTGATCCCGTGATCCAGCGCCACAACTTCGTTCCAAGCGGGACGAAGGGTTCCTGAGGGTTGTTTCCAGCAGTCCCGGGCGCACCGTATGGCGTAATGATCTGACCGTCCGGTCCCATCAGCGGGATACCCATTGAACCGCCAAGCGCTCCGGCGCCAAGGGTGGCGCCGGCCGCAATGGCCGTTGGCACACCGAGCAGGGCGGCGAGCCACGACGGCAATTGGATCAGACTGAGCCGCGCCAGCGCCCCCGCCAGCCCAGACAGGCCAGTGACGCGCAGCCCAATTGAGATACCCAGCAACTCCAGCGCGCGCGTCCAGGTCTCGGTGCTTACCTTCGCGAGACCGAGACTATCGGACACGAACTTGGCGTCGTCGCGCACGGTAAGCAGGCCCTTGCGCACCGGTTCCATGCCGCCCGTCTTGACCCAGTTTCCGAAAGCCTCGGCGACCGTGTTCACGGTATCTGCGACCGCAGGGCCCTTGCTCGCGACGAAATCCGCCAACTGATTCAGCATCGGCGTCAGCACGGGCGCGACACGCTCTGCCACGCTGTAGCCCAACCCCTCGAACGCCAACCCAAGCCGGGTCTGCGCGGTCCGCATCTGATCGGCCGCCTCAACGCCCTGCTGGTTAAGCACGCCATACCGGCGAGCCTCGGCGTTGTAGGCATTGATGCCCGCGCTGCCCTTGCGGAGCCACGGCAGCAACTCCTCGGCCGCACCGCCGAACAACGCCGTCGCCACGCGGGCCTGCAAAGTCGGGTCGCGAATCGCCGCGATCTTGTCGGCCACCTGGGGGAGCACGTCGGCGTAGTTGCGCGCGTGGCCCGCGCCGTCCTGCCACGCCACGCCGATTGACTGCATCATGCGGACAAATTCGGGCGCGCGCCCCCCAACGGCGTCCACGAGATTATCCCGCAGCGCGGTGATGCCAGAAGTCAGCGCCCCGGCCGATGCCCCGGCCAACCGCGCACCGCCCTGCATCGCCATAAGCTGATCGTCCGCGATTCCAGCGCGGGCACCAGCATTTCGCAACGCCGTGCCGAACTGCCCGAACTGACTTGCGAGCGCCGCCACGCCGGCGACGGTTCCGGCCGCAGTGATTGCCCCGAGGGCTGGAGCAAGACGAGAGACAAACGATACGGTTTTTGCAGCCGTGTCGCGCAGCCCACGAAAACCGCGCGCAATTCCGGAAACCACAGGCGCTACGCCCGTCAGCCGACCGAACTGGCCCAGCGCATGGCCCAGCCGCGCCGTGCTGGCCTGCATGTCGCGGACGGGCTTGTTCAGCGCCTCCAGGCGCTTGTTGACAGCCCCGATTGTCGCGCTGGCCGCGTCCGTGGCCGAAATGACGACGCTGAAACCACCCTTCCCGGCCATGTTACCTCCGTCTTGCGACGCGGCTCACTGCTTCCGCCGCCTCTTTGGCCTGGCGATTAGCCTGAGCGGTCCACCAGAGCAATCGCGATCCTGTCATGCACCACCCAGACCCCGGCCCATCGGCTGGCCAGCGGAAGATTTTCGACAGATCGGCAATCAACTCCGGCCAGTTGGCAGGCCACCCGTGATAAAA